CGATGGTTTGTGCTGATGGCAGCTTAAAGGTTCCTGGGCGAGCACCAATTTCAAGAGCTAAACCATTAAGGGCGATACCTGAGTTATTGCCTGTAATAGTTAATTGCACCTGAACGGCTTTGCACTTTTGATTAGACAAGTGAACACGAAGATTTTCCGGGGCATTCGGCATTGCGGCTAAGTTATGCTCCTCCGTAAATCCTTTGTAGTCAAAAGCTAACTTGACACCTAGCGCTACAGTGCCCGAGTCCTTGGTGGTGTACAGAATCATTGCCCGATAAACTCTTTGAGCGCCCTGAATCCCATTGATGCTGATTGGCATAAAATCAATCCGCATGTGGTATTGGTAAAATAGCGTAGGATCGCCTGGCGATGGGTCCAATCCAGTGTAATTGTCTGAATATGCAGTCGTAGATTGCCGTCGAATGGGAGAATGGTCAGACAAGATATAATGCGTGTCATCACCACTGCCGCCAGTAGCACTGTAGTTGATTTGATCAACGATATGCTCGCCTAAATCCCAGACACTCCATTGCTTGTAAAAAGTGTTAAAGCAACAAATTGTTGAGCGAGTGCTAGTCGATGACGACTGTATCAAAAAGCGAATTTCATTGTTGTGGTCGAACACATCAATGCTCTTCACTATTCCTTTATCAAGAACCGTATCCTCGACAGGAGCACCAACATATTGAATCTGACCATTGGTGCCCACCAAGTAAATTCCCCGGTCAGACATGTAGAATGTACCAAACGCATGAGAAAGGTGTGCGCTACCAGGAACCGCGCCCTGCCCATTACCCAGCAAGCTTGGCTGACTAAAACCACCCTGGCCGACGGCGTTAGGTCCATCACCGCTAACGGCAAACACGGAATCCCTGGTAAACAAACACAAGAAGTTCGGGTTTGACTCAATGCCAGTTATATCTGAAGCATCACCGGGAACATCGATAACAAACTGCGGTACAGGAAAACCGGCAGCAAAACCTTGCTGAAGCGGTTTAGAGAAACGAACAAACTCAGTAGGCGTTGCCAAGAAAACTCGACCACGGTGCTCAATAGAATCAGTGATAGATCCCGGCTGATAGTTATCAAGGACGCCACCAGTAGTGTAGATTACCGGCGCTGCATCAAACACGTCCTGAACTTCGCCAAAATCATAAAATGTAAAGTCTCTTTGAGAGGCATCCAAGATACCCGTTTTTACCTTCTTGAGCAAAACACCATCGCCAGACGGAGTAGTTCGATACATTGTAACCCGTATCGATCCTCGCTTTAAGCTTGCATCGCAAGCATAAACTTTAGCACACACCGCACCTTTATCCGAGGTTGTATCAACTTGAACCTGCGGGGTTGTGACCGACTCGTGAATATTATTTAGAGAATCAACAAACTCATACACAAATGAATAAGTGTATGTTTTCGCCGATCCTAAATTAGAAGCAAAATTTGTCGCAATTGGGGTAAGAGTGCGAACCTCTGGGTATTCATAAAACCCATTCTCCACCAAAGTATTGCCATCATAGGCGCAAAGAACCCCTCCGCCAATAAGTAGCTGATTTCCTATATCTACCGCAGGCAAAGATCTTGCCGGAAGAGGATCTAGCTCAGTCACGCCAACCGAATAGAACTGATCGCTCCCAATCTCACTCGCCAACTCGCTATCATCTGAATCAGTATATGTATTGCCATCAGCCGTTAACACATTAGAGCCGAACAGAAAGCCTGTAGATATTTTGCCGTAATTACCAGGGGATATTCTTTGAACGCGTGAAACCCCATCAAACAAGCGAATGTAGTTTCTATAAGCACTTTCATAATCAGAGCCATAATTCAAAGATGACGTGCCGCTTGGAGTGCAGGCAAGCAATCTACCCTCTGTATCAATCAAAGCGTTAAAGGAGTTAAAGCTGCCTGTATTTCCATTGGTTCGAGAGATGTTCACATAGGTTTTAAGACCAACCCCTGTAGCATCAGCTTTTAGGCTAGTTGAGACATAATCACGAAAACTATCCGAAATAAGAGATGCGTTTTTGCATATTGAAACAGGGGCGTTTGGTGCAACCACTGCATCATGATCACCGTCAATATAAAAAACTTCGTGGTTTTTTGTCCTGATTAACTCATTGTCTTCATCAAGTGTGAGAGAAACAGTTATAGCTAAGCTTCCCCCAATAAAGTTTACAATCGCTGCATCGATTGTAGCACTATCACCGGCAATAAAGCCTGAGCCCGGCTCAATGACAGATACGTTGACAGCTGCCCCAGACGCCGATTGCTGCACATACAAAACGCACTCAGACGACATCTCGGCACCAAGTATAGCGCCAGTAAGGGTTGAATCTGGCAAGACCCTTACCAGGCCTTCTTTCGTAGCCCCATTAGAGACGCCTGACACTGCAACCGTTTTTATACCGCCAAAATTTGTAGAGCTATGCTCAAAGAAGGCGCTTCCGCCTCCATTGTTTAATAGCGTAGGGTCATCTGCTGTGCCGGTGAAAGCCACTTGAGATGATACCGTAAGAAATATGTCAGACGTATCTGCCGCAATAAGACTTTGAGTCCCATTAACAAGAAATCGATAAGCAAGATTGCTGTGAGCAATTGGAGCGGCGGTCCCAGAGGCCGTGAGGCCCGCGTTAAAAAAACGGTAGACCACCTCGGTCTCATAAGATTTTCCGCCACTGGTAAGTTTTCTTGTAAACCCCACCATCAAAGGGAACTGAGAACTTGATAATACGCTTTCTGGATCACTATATGTCAGAGCTATCCCAAGAAAATTACCCGCACCAAAACCTATGGCGTAAGTAGATACCGCCGTGGTTGTCACTGAGCCGCTAAGATCAAGGTTTGCAACAGTCGCGTCTTTCTCTGTATCTGCGTCCCAATTTGAAGCAAAACTTGAAAAGCTAAACTTTGCGACGTTAAATTCGTCTGTGTTAAAGCTAGTTGAATTCTCTTGATAATACGCGATATACAGAGTGGTTTGATCGGTGCTAATTGTTGCGCCAATACCCGGTACGTTGTGATGGATCTGTATATTTGCACTACCGCTGGTTCTTAGCGTCGCCGCCGATGTGCCTGTTAGGACGGGCGGCGTTGTGCCCGAAAAGTTAAACTCTCTGGCCTGAATTGTAGGAATCGCCCCAGTGCTATTTACGTTGCTATACACCAAGTAAACTTTGTTATTGTTTGCTTCAAACATATGCAAAGATGGCAAGCAGGCAATCTCTTGATAAAACGCATTTGTTCCCGAAGCACCAGATCTACTGAAACTTACAATTTCAGTAGGCGCACGATAGAAAGATCCGCTCGCAACTTCGCGAACCGCCATCATAACCTGGATAGTGTCACCAGAAGCCGCTCTGGATGGCTTCACCTGAACCCATGAAAGTATGTCGTAATCAATGCTATCTAATGTTTTACGGATAACATTAACACGACCAACCTTTTTGTTAGATGGAGTAAAAGCTGATTTGTTCGAGTAGGTGCAATCAAGAAGAAATTCAATCGGCTTCATGTTGCTAGCGCCGACTTTATTATACAGCATTTGGCCATCAGCCATCAAAAGCGAATCTTTAAACTTGTGAAGCCTTACACCCTTTTTAGTGTTGGTGGTTGATGGAAGAAGGCCACCGAACGGGCTGCTTTGATCACCAACGGTGCCTGAAACATTGCGAAAGTTATCAAACCCGTTTCTTTTTATAACCTCTCCGGTTTTACTAAAGACAACTTGATCTGCATCCTCAATAGATCCGGGCGCTGAAGCAGGCAAAGATGTTTTCTCGTCAGATCCCTTAAGTATTGGAAACGATACAATTTGTTTTTTCAAAGCCATCAAAACACCCAAAAGGTAACTGTAACATCAGCGGAGCATCTAACTTTGAATTCCTTAGATAGATTACCACCCGCACCAGACGCATCAAATACTGTAGAATTGGCGCTCAGCCTAACTGGTATATAACCTGTTATCGGGCGATTTAGCGAATGGCCAATAACATTATCCTGGCCTGATTTAAGATCAATATCTTCAATCAAAACACCGTCGGTTATATCGCTATCGGTAACGGAATCCGCAAAACGTTGAATATTGCCTTGCAGGCCAAGCAAACCAGGGGCTAAATGAAACTGGCTTTGAAATTTACGAGCCATGCGTCACCCCCTAGTAGCGAAGAATGAAGTCGTCTCTAAATCGACCCTTGCGGACATCGCGAATAGCGAATGATCCACTAACATCACGCGGCGACAATGCGCGAATAATGCGACTAGAAAGCTGTTGACGCTCACGCTCTAAGACAGAGATATCAGACTCTTCTTTCATCAACATACGGATTGCAGTCGCTACAACCACGTACTCCTCATAACCCGGTATAATCGTCTCAATCTCGGTTACAGTGCTAGAGAACTGTGTCGGCAGTGGAACGTAGTACAAAGTAATAGTTCCCGACTGAGAGTTGGTGGGAATAAGCTTAATCTTACTCCCCTCAACTTTATACATTGGCTCAGCCAATCGATCGATAACGGCATAAGGCGAATTATAAACATTGCGCTCAGTAAAGGAGTAAGCCTTGAGCGTCGAAGTAATTCCACCGGAATCATAATCAACACCCAAGGCCTTGTAGAAGTCATCTGGCAGGTTGACACCCCCGGTCGCAATGGGGGCGTTGTATATCTGCTCAGAGACAAAGTAATCTTCGTAACTTTTGACCATAAAGTCGTGCAGCTCAGCAATGCTTGAGTTCAGATAATCCTGAACCTCCGCATCCGTTACGAAGGTACTGTTTTCCATGTCGGCGCGGCGACGCGCACGAGTTCTTAAATCAGATTCAGTGAACGTCGCCATGCCCCACTCCTTACATGCGCATGTCTATAAAGTCATTCAAAGCGTCAACGAGTGCTGACCCGTCATCGCCCTTCATGGCATCTATCATGCGCTTGCCCGCATCATCCATAGCCTTGTCATAATCTTCATCTTCAGAAGCCTCGGCATCTTTGCCTTTGGCTTTCTCAAGAATCATGACCGCAAGGCCTTTGCCTTTGCCCTTCATGCTCGCTCCTACTCTACCGAGCTATTGCGCAGCATTAAAAAGAAAGTAAACTCATCGCCGTTAGAAGGCTCCGTCTTTGATCCCGCATCGTTAACCAAGTGAATCTCAACGGTTTTGTTTACCGTCAC